CGCCCTTTTCTCAGTGACTTTTTTGACGGGCTTGACTATTTTCAGTTTGACATTTTCTTTGTCCCTTCTCTCCTTGTTGTGCGTGGCACAAAGCCCCAGTTCTGAATTCTCCACTTTGTTGGAGCCGCATACATTGCATAAAAGATAAGTCATACCAAAGCATTTAAGAATTCCCGACAATCTAAAACCCTTTTGTGTGCCTTGTCTATTGCCTCTTGGTCGCGAGGTATGATGAACTCGATATACTTTTCCTCAATTGGAATGTCATCATAATTGGAATTTTTGTCAACCCTTTCGCAAGCCTCTTGATAGGCCTTGTCCTCTTCGGGGTCTATAACTCCCATAGTCCAAGTGAGTTTTTTCTTTTCATCTTCAACAAGTTTATAAGGGGTGTTCACCAGACAATAGACTAGCCTCGATTCAACCGCGCCCGTCAAGTCCATGTATGCCTGTAATTGCCAATAATATTTATTGTCCATCGGTTTGTGAATCGACTGAAAGAAAGTGAATATGTCCCACGATGTTTTCAAATCGATAATAACCGAGGCTTTCATTATGCTTTCGCCCTCGAACAAATCAGGGGTTCCGACAAAGAAATCGTTCTGGATGAGTTCCGTGTTCTTGATATATAGTTTGTCCTTTACCAAAGTATAAAGGTCTATGGAATCCTCCTCGGCAAGCAATCCCTTCTCGATGAACTTGTTGGTTATATCCCTTGTCCTACCATATTTTTTGTTCACATAGCATTCAAGAAGATGGGATTTGCATGTCTCCCCGAAATCCTCTTTAGTCCTGCTCTCGGTCATTATCAGACCGAGCGAGGAGGGATGGAATTTGAAATCGTCAAACATGGCCATTTGATTTTTGTTCCAAAAGTTGTTTTCTTTTTTCTACCCTGTCGATTATCTCCAAGTCTGGCTGAAATTGCAGCGTATCTTTTCGGTTCAGATTTGCCCCGAATATGTTCCCGAAATGGTCGCAAGCATCCTTTATGGCCATCGTCTTGGCTATCGGGAATGCCATTGAAATTGCCCCGTGGTTTATATTCATCATATCCGCTGGGCTCGTCCCCTTTTTTGTCTGCAACTGGCAAGCACCAATCCCATCGTGGAAGTCCATCTGTCCCGTGGCTGGGTTTAGATAATGCACCCGCGCCACCACATACACACCATTGAACGAAGTCCCCTCCCTGATAATCTCTATCCGATAAGTCTTGAAAATCTTCCTTAAAAGATATTCCACTTTGTCGATGGGAAGGTATTGGTAGTTGGTTATCATCGGATGAACCTTCACCCATTTTTCAGGAGGTGCTACATTGAGTATAGCGTTCAATCCTTCACTTTTGCCAGCGACTTCCAATTGTTCGTCAAACAGTTCGGCCAACGTTGGCAGTTTTATTTCAAATGGTTTTGTGACCTTCGGCAATTGTGGTGTCTTGGTTTCCATAGTTTTATATTTTGACCTTCCAATAGGAATTTACCTTCATGAACTCTAGTGATAGTTCACCCTCCCATAATAGGGAGAACCCTTTGGCCTCGAAGAAATCATTGAAGTAGTAGATGCGTTTCATTTAACGAAAGTTTTTAGCCCAACAGTCCTGTACCATTTTGTAATTGCTTTTTCCAGCTTATATTTATCCATGTATGTCAATGCCCTAACTTCCTTTCCATTTATTTCAATATCGATAATTGATAATAATGCTGAGTTACCATATTGTGAAATTATTACATTGCCTTTCTTTATACCATGACCATCATGGTTAGTCCAAGAATCAGGATTGGATTCAATATCTTTTAATAATTCTTCTGCTATTTTGCTCATAATGTAAATCGGTTTGATATTTTTATTTAGTCTATAAAATTGAGCATATCGAATTTGAACCCAAGTTCTTTTTTCAGTGAGTTCCTAACATCCTCTTCCATAGCGGACATATTCCTTAAAGTTGGTTTCTCGACCCATACTTCCATGCCATTGACGGTCTCTGCATATTCATAGGCGAGGTATTTTTCAATACCCAAATCGAAGACGAAAATTTCAGCTTTGAGTATCCCATACCCCGACTTTGGCAAGGGCTTTCTTGGGTCTGTCCATGTGGCTTGTAGTGGGTTCATATTCATTTCGTTATAGAGATTAAAGTCAGTCTGCCATAAACACCAGCAATCCATTCGGCAGAAAATATATTATTGGCACGTACCGAAATGCGACTATTAGCGTATGCGAAAGTATAGGTTTTCATAATGTTTCGGCTTTAGAGATAGTGGATTCAATTAATTCCATTATTTGATTATTTTCCTTTGTATTCGGAAATTCACTCACATAAGGCAATGCTTTTTTCAAAGCCTCAAGAAGTTCGGGGGCAGCCGCGATTAGTTTCGCGTTGGCTTCTCGTTCATCTTCATCAATATTTTTACTGCAATGAGGGGAAGCGATTAAATTCGTCTCTTCACATTCTTGTGATATAAATCCTTCTTCTGTAATTATCCAAGGTCCTTTTGTATGTTTCATAACTGTTTGGTTTTTGTTCTGCTTGATTATGAATCAAAGGTAAACCAATTTAAACCAATACCAAGCGATTCGTGAAAATATTTTTAAAATATTTATGACCGTCCATAACTCTAAATTCAATTAAATTACATAAGTTTACCCCAACGTTAGTAAAAGTATGGAAAAAACAGCTAGAAAACCCACAAACAAGGCCAAATTCAGCCTTTATCTGGACAAGGATTTGATGGCCAAGATAGGGAAGTCGGCAAAGAAAGACGACCGTTCTATAAATTATAAGATTGAAAAAGCATTGGCTCGTGAATTCAACTTCAATTTGTCATGAAATCTGAAGAGGAAGAAAAAATAATTAAAATAGCTGTTGTTGTCAGTCTTGTCATCAATGCTTTTATGATAGCCATTTACCACTTTTTTTTTAATAAAATGAAGGCCAGCGAACTCAGGATAGGGAATTGGGTTACATCAGTTGCTCCTTTATCGGGAAGCATTTATGAAGCTCAACGATTCGATGGCAATATTTTTATGGCAATCAATGAAACTTTTTATTATTGGAATGATGATTTATATACTGGAATTCCCCTCACCGAGGAGTGGTTGCTGAAGTTCGGGTTTGAAGACCAAAAAGCTAGTCAAGTTTATTTAACTAAAGAAATTGATTCCCAAAGAGAAATGCGGTATGATGGTAGGATAATAGCTGTTCAAAGTAAAAATTCTGGATTCGTTTGGATTCTAGAAAAAATTAAATATGTCCACCAGTTACAGAACTTGTTTTTCTCTCTCACGGGTGAGGAGTTAACATAAACAATATGAAAAATCACGATTTTGAAGGATTATCATAAAAGACAATTGCCTGAAAACGTTCTAGCAGTGATGATTAGGTGTTTTCATTCGTTTTGGTTTACAAGGTTTAGTTTTTGGTGACCGCCATCAGGCAGGCGGTTTTTTTAAATCAAAAGCCCCGAACCATTCAAGGAACAGGGCTTTTCTAAGGTCTTAGATACCCACGATCGGGCAAGCATGGCAAATTTAACAAAAAAAGCGTAATTTCACATTCTACTTAACATAATGTTACAGACACTAAACAGACAAAGGACATGGCATTCCCGCACGATGGAAGGAAAATGAAGAAGGGGGAAACTCTAAACCCCCACGGAAGACCCAAAAAACTGCCCTCATTGGACAAATTGCTGCCAGAAGTATTGGGCGATGAGATAGACGACAACTCCAAGATAAAACAGATTCTGGCCAAACTTGCCGAACAGGCATTGAAAAAAGGGGATGTCAGGGCTGCCCAAATCCTGTTAGACCGTGGCTATGGTGCGCCAAAGCAATCGGTCACAGTGGACAACGAGGTAGTGATAACCATAAAAAGGCAGGAATGAACGGAATATTATTCTGTTTTGAACGCGAAAAATGCCAACCGTCCACCGAGCGGAGAAACAACTCACAAAATTAAATTTCGGTGAACCTCGAAATAACCCTAAAAAAGCCACACAAAGCCCAAAAGCATATTTTGGAAAACGCCAAGAGGTTCAACCACTTGAGATGTGGGCGTAGGATGGGGAAGACGAGCTTAATAGAAGAACTGTGCATCCCAGCCATAGAAGGCCTCCCTATCGGTGTATGGTTTCCGACCTATAAAGACTTATCTGAAGTATGGAAAGACCTGAAGTATACCTATCGCAACATAATCCAAAAAAAAGATGAACAATTGCATCAGATTCAGCTTTATGGTAAGGGAATTATCGATTTTTGGTCATTGGACAATCCTGATAGTGGTCAGGGCAGGAAGTACAAACGTGCAATCATTGACGAGGCGGCTAAGACCAATAATCTTTACGAAGGATGGGAGAATACCATTCGGCCTACACTCACGGATTATCAGGGCGATTCTTTTATTCTTAGCAGGCCGAAGGGAAAGAATAATGACTTTCACCGTCTTGAACTGAAGCACCGCAAATTCGACAACTGGGCTTTCTTCCATTTCACCACTTACGACAACCCGTACATTGCCCGTGAGGAAATAGAGGAAGCCAAATCACAATTGGACGACCTTACCTTCCGTCAGGAATACATGGCCGAATATGTGGATGCCAACGACAAACCATACCTATATTCGTTCGATTCAAAAAAGCACACTTCAAAATCGTATGAGATAAACCCGCACCTAAGGCTATTGATAAGTTTCGATTTCAACAAGGAGCCGATGACCTGCCTGGTGAGCCAGCAACCGACCTACAAATCATTGGTTGTATTCGATGAGATAAGGCTCAACTCTGGTTCCACTCCCGAGATTTGTGACATGATAATAAGCAAGTATCCGCAGTTCATTTTCAAGATGGATGTGACCGGTGATGCCACAGGGAGGAACCGTTCGGCAATGGTCAGCGGTAACATAAACCACTACCAAATAATAAAAGAAAAACTTCAACTTCAAGAAAAGAACCTTTTGACACCGACCCAGAACCAGAGCCATGTTAATAGCAGGATACTGTGTAACTCAGTGCTTCAGAATGCAAATGTGCTGATACTTGAAAAATGTGGCGAAACTATAAAGGACTGTATCTATGCCGCAGTCGATGACAAAGGAGATCTGATAAAAACACAACAGGAAGGCCGTCACTTCTTCGACAATGTACGCTATCTTATAGAGGCCGCGTTCCCAGAATTTATTTCAAAGCCGCATAAATATTCGGAATGATTTTGTTACATTCGTCCCATCAAATCCAAAGTTTATGGCAAAACCAAAATTAGGGACTGGCAAAAGGTTTGCAAACCTTGAGAACAAACTAGCAGCAAAAGGCGCGACAAACCCAGGAGCCCTCGCGGCATACATTGGCCGTAAAAAATTCGGGACTAAGAAAATGGCACAGCTATCACACCACACCAAAAAAATACACGGGAAATAAAAAGTATGATTGAACCCATTTTGATTAAAATAAAAATGTGTGATGACAATAGTTTCATCGCTCATATTTCAACAGATAAGTATTTCGGCACAACCAAAGTAAAAGGGATAGATTCAGATATAAACATATCCGATCCTTCCTCAGTGTTTGTATGGAGTCCAATTTCATTGGAAGATTGTGTGCAAAAACTACCATCGGGTATATCAAAATATTTTGAATTAAAATCAAAGTCATGCTCTGCCATGTTATAGCATGTGGAGATTCCGCATCCAAGTGGGATGGCTCAGGGGACAACATAGGGGTCAACGATGCTTTCAAATGGGGACACCAATTGCAAAGGTTGGTTCTGTTGAATTCACCACAAGAGTTCGAGGCCGATAGACTGGCCACAATCAAGCGTACACAATGCGAGGCCGTCTATTCATGTTACCGTGAATGGACAAAGCCTATGTATTCGGTCAACAACCTTATCTACTTCGATTACCATGTATGGCAGGGACATATAGCACCGAAGAACCATTTCCAGACTTCAAGGACAAGCCCTTTCTGTGCCATTTCCATAGCCTACAACCTCGGATATGATGAGATAGTATTGTGGGGCGTTGACTTCAAGACACACAAGATATGGCACAGTGGTAACACTGGGTTTGTGAACGAACTCAGAAACTACAACCAACTTATCGAACAACTAAAGAATCGGGGCATTATGGTCTATTCGAGTGAGCCAAGTATTTTGAAACTGCCAGTTTATGAAGTTTATGAAAAGAAAAAAATGGAGCAGGAAAGGATTTAATCCTTATAAAAATAAAAGTATTATCAGAAGAAGAAATGAGAATACAAAAAGATAATGACTTAAAAATTTTTAAGAAATTTTTAGATAAATCTATTAAAGAAGCCAATAGAATATCCTAATGACTGAATACTGCGCTATAATCCCTGATCGGGGCGACCGTCCAGAGTTCACAAAGCATTGCCTTGAAAGATTGCGCTCGTTTAATCTACCATTTGATTTGGCCATCGTCCATGTGGATTATCCACCGTTCGACAAACAGTTCGATCTCATCAAAAGGGTAAAGACAGGCATAGAAAGGGCAAAGCATTGGGGCTTCAAGAAAGCATTCATAGTCGAGAATGACGACTGGTATCCAGAAAGTTATTTCCAACCCTTCGACCATGATTTCATAGGCTATCAGGATACTATCTACTACCACATAAAGAACAAGAGTTGGGAGAAGACCACACACCCGAAACATTCTAGTTTATTCACGACTGCATTCAAGATAAGCGCGCTCGATGGTTTCAAATGGCCTCGGCCTGATACTGTTTTCTTGGATATAGAACTTTGGAAGCACGCGATGAACAGGGATTACAAACTTATGAAAGACAATCCGTGCATAGGCATAAAGCACGGGATTGGCCTTTGTGGTGGAATGGGTCACAGGCAGAACTTTCCATTCAAGGACTATGAAATGAAATGGCTTGAATCAAAGGTGGATAGTGACAGCCTTGAACTTTATAAACGATTGGGAAAATGAAACCAAGATTTAGAATCTATTTGGGGACGAATGGCTATTGGGTTCCAATGAATATTGAAGCACAAATATTGTGGGCGGAATATTGGTCAAAAGGACTTTAACAATGATCTGCGGCAAAACAATATATCTGACTTCACGCGATGCTATTGAGGCGATAAAAGGCCTGATGAAGGACAATCAGGACAGGAACGGAACTTTCAAGGCCAACCGATTGCCGTCACGTGCTTATTTCTGTGAGGAGTGCAATGGCTATCATCTTTATACCGAGAACAAGAAGAAAGCATTGACCTATAACGCACCTAACAAGACCAAAGAAGTGGACTCGACCGATACTAGGGTTAAAGAGAACAATGACAGTTTGAAGACTTTGATAATACACGATATAAGAAAATTCAAAATAAAATAATCATGGCAAAATTCCTCATTATCTACAAATCAAAACCAAGTGAACAAATTGAATGTGAAAGATTGACATGGCCTGTAGATGGAAAGGGCTTTATATCATTCACAGATAAAATTACATCTCTTTCAGATGTTATAGATCAAAAGGCAATATTAATTGTTGCCGCAGATATTGTTGAATCAATCAAAAGGCTTGAATAATGAGCAACCAGATACTCAACTTCAAGGTTACATGTGATTTTCTCGGGAGATTGGGGAACAACCTTTTCCAAGCCGCTGCGGTCGTGGGCTATGCGGACAAATACAATGTGGACTATGCGCTGCCTTTGGGCTACCACCACCAGAACATCTACCGCTTTTTCCCCAAATTCAAATATCAGCCCATGCGTTTCAGGGGCAAGGATTTGGATGCCTTCGGTGGCAAGAAATACGAGGAGCATGAATGCCGTTATACGGACATACCATTCAATCCCAACGGAACACACTTGCGGGGCTTTTTCCAGACCGAGAAATACTTTGCCCATTGCAGGGAAAGGATAATGGATTTATTGGCATTGAACTACAACCCCATCGACAGGGTAAGTATCCATGTGAGGCGTGGCGATTATCTGGAATATCCTGCTAACTTTACCACCGCCAATGAATCGTATCTTAATAGGGCAATGCAATATTTTCCTGACGAAACATTCCTCGTCTTCAGCGATGATATACAATGGTGCAAGGATACTTTCCCCGCTACCTATCCAGACAAAAGATTCGAGTTCGTTCAAGATGGTAACGAGTACAACGAACTCAGCCTCATGAGCTCCTGCAAGCACAACATAATAGGCGCAAGTTCTTTCAGTTGGTGGGGAGCGTGGGCAAACAGGAATCCCGACAAAGTTGTGATAAGCCCCAGCAAGGAGACCTGGTTCGGTGTGAATGCACAGCAACTTGAAACCACTTACCTTATTCCCGATGGTTGGACTCAAATCCCTGCACGATAATGACGATACAACCCTTCAGTCTTTGTTTCACAAACTACAACAGGTCAGACTTATTGTTCCAGTCCTTCGAGCAGATAATCAATGATGAGCGTATAAACGAGATTGTCATAAGCGATGACAACTCACGGCCAGATGTTTTGGAGAAAATTTATTTCAGGTTCAAGGACGTTCCGAAGGTGAAGATATTCAGAAACGAAAAGAACGTTGACTGTTACTTCAACAAGAAACTCGCTGTTGAACGCGCAACAAATGAATGGGTGGCTTTGTTGGATTCGGACAATATTTTCGGTTCTGATTATGTGAACAGGATAGAGACGATGATAGTGGCTGGCATCAATTCAAAGACACTATACCAGCCAGAGTTCGCACGTCCCCATTTTGATTTCAGGCATCTTTCTGGACAACTTTTGAATAGGCACAACATAGCGCAGTTCATGGACAATAGAAGTACTGATACGATGTTGAACGCCATGAACTATTTTGTGAACCGTTCCGAATACCTCCGTATCTTTGACCCGTACACAAACCCAGTTACAAGTGATTCAATATACCATAATTACCGATGGCTCGAAGCTGGCAATTCAATCTATGTTGTACCTTCATTGCAGTATGACCATAGGGTCGACAATCACGGTTCAGAACAGCGCGGACATTATTCGACCGAGAACGGTAGGACACCGAGGTATTTCCACAACGATATTATCAACAAATTAAAATCAATGCGATGAGTACTGATTTCACTAAAAGAAGGATTGTAGGTCAAAGATTTGGATTAATAGAATTACTTGAAAAAAAAGAATTAAAAGGCAAAAATCATCTATGGTTAGTTAAATGTCATGGATGTGGTAAGGAATATGTTAGAAGTAGTTCATTTAAAAAAACTACTAAATCTTGTGGATGTCAAATGAAAAGACAGAATCAAGATTCTCCTCATTGGAGAGGTATTGGCGAAATATCAAGTGTTATTATTACACACTATAAAGTCAATGCAAAAAAACGCGGAATAGATTTTTTAATTACTCCAGAATATATGTGGAGACTTTTCCTATTACAAGATAGGAAATGTGCCTTGTCAGGATTATCAATTAAATTTGGAAGGAATGGACGTGATGAAGTTACAGCTTCATTGGATAGAATAGATTCAAATAAACCATATCAAATAGGTAATGTTCAATGGCTTCATAAGCATATTAATATGATGAAATTAAACCATGACCAAAAATATTTTATTAAACTTTGTAAACTTATAGCCAAATGAAAACCGCTTGGATAGGAGGTGGATTAGGATTTATAGGACATCATCTAGCTAGACGATTAAAATCTGAAGGTTATTGGGTTAGAGTTGTAGATATTAAGCCTTATGAATATGGGGCGATTGATTTTGCCGATGACGTAATTATAGGTGATTTACGAAATGATATTTTCACTAAATCCACATTAAATTTTGATGGCCAAAAATGGAGTTATTATTCAAAGCCATTTATAAATGGAGGGCAATTCGATATTGTTGCAAATCTAGCTTGTCAAATGGGTGGAGCTCAATATGTATTCACTGGCGAAAATGATGCTGATATATTACACGACTCGGCATTGATTAATATAAATATTTGTGATGCTTTACGCGAACAGAAATTCAAAGGAATAGTTTTTTATAGTTCTTCAGCTTGCATTTATCCTGAACATATACAAAGCGAAACGAACAATACTGGTTTGAAAGAAAGTGATTGGACACCAGCGGCACCTGATTCATGCTATGGATGGGAGAAACTTTTTAGCGAGCGATTATATTTAGCGTACCAAAGGAATTACAACCTGAATGTACGCATCGCTCGCTTTCATAACATATACGGAGAGGAAGGAACTTACAAGGGTGGTAGGGAGAAAGCCCCAGCGGCAATGTGCCGAAAAGCGATACTTGCATCAGATTACGATATCATAGAAGTTCTTGGCGATGGATTACAGACTCGTTCTTTCCTTTATATCCAAGATTGTATCGATGCAGTTCGTTTGCTCATGCAATCGGACTTCAAAGAACCTATCAATATAGGCAGTGAGGAAATGGTAAGCATTAATGACCTTGCCGAACTAGCTATTGATATTTCAGGTAAACATCTTTCAATAACGAATATTCCATCTAATGCTTTGGGTGTGCGCGGAAGGAATTCCGATAACACACTTATACGCAAGATATTAAACTGGGAACCTAAATACTCACTCAAAGAAGGATTGACCAATACATTTTATTGGATAAAATCACAGTATGAAAACAAATGAAGTATATGCGTGGATTGCAGTAATTGGTGTTGTTTGTATTTTAATTGGATTAATTGGTATGACTTATATTTTAATATTATGGGCTTCACGTTAAATAACATCTATACAGGCATGAGCATACCGCGCGAATTCGTTGAGCGGTTGCAGGACTTTTCACGCATAGCCTATTTTGTAGAGACAGGAACAGCGGGGGGTGAAAGTGTTGCATGGGCGAAAGGACATTTCGATGAATGTTGGACTATCGAACTATTGGAGAATAGGGAGATAACAAAAGTCGAAGGCGTGAATTATGTTCAAGGAAATACGGTAGACCATTTGCCAGCGATATTGGAATGTGATAAACTCAAAGACAAGGAGACACCGATATTTTTCTGGCTCGATGCGCACTATTGCGAACCAGTACCAGATATTTCCGATAACAAGGAATGCTATCTGTTGGAAGAGCTTTCGATAATCAGGGACAGGAACAATTCCATAGTGATGATAGACGATGCAAGGTTGTTCGCTGGGCCGCCATCATACCCTAACGACCCCCGTGACT